ACTTCTATAAACGAATTTTTTTTAGAGTGCGAAATGAAACCAATTACGTATGAACTTGTAAAGAAGTTGCAAAAAGATTTAGTTTTAATTAGTAAAGATAATAAGCAAGTATTAGCAGACACAGGAGTAAAGCTACAACAAAAGACACACCAACTATTTAGCGGAACTATAAAATTTGAAGATGGATCGTATCGTGTTATTGATGACACGAAAGCGTGTTTTATAAAGCACGAATTTAAAGGTAAAAAGATAGGAATATTTTATAAATTTGTTGCTGAACTTGAAATGCTTAAATCAGTATTTGGAAACGAACTAACAACAGATTTGAACGAATTTAATACTACTGATAAAAATATAGCACTTCAAATAGTTTCAGGGCGTGAGGGTATTAGTTTATCAAAAGCAGATTATTTAATATTTATGAATATTGACTTTAGTGCAGTTAGTTACTTTCAGGCAAGGGATAGACTAACAACTATGCAACGAAAAGAAAATACAATTTATTGGATATTTGCAAAGAATGGAATTGAAAAGAAAATTTATAAAGCAGTACAAAACAAAAAAGACTATACAAATGATACCTTTAAAAAAGACTTTAGAGTGCAAGATACAAAGCAAGATTATAAAGAAATTAGAGGCAGAAGGTTATTACGTAATTAATTTAATTAGAACTAATAAAAACGGGATTCCTGACTTAATAGCAATTAAAGAAAATGAATGTTTTTTTATAGAAGTTAAAAGACCAGATGGAAAACTTTCAAATGTTCAAATTTTTAGAATAAACGAGTTAAGAAATAAAAATATAAACGTAAAGATATGGCAAGATTACGAGCAGGAGTTCAAAGAATCGAAAACGGATTTGAAGTTCCAACAGGAGCAATCGAATTTTTAAGTAAGTCAGGTCGCAAATGTTATTTGTCAGGAGTTAAAAAAGAAACAAATAATTTTATTGCAACAATACGATATTTAGATGATGGCACATATGTTGATGTGAATTATGAAAAAATATTATTGTATATTAAATAAATTTGTATATTTACACAAACTAAATACGTTCTTACAATGGCTTATATTACCGCTTTTTTGTTAGTTTTAAGCGGTTATTTATAAAAATGTTAAACGAACTATACAAGCATCATAAAGAGTTAATTAAAATGGCTTCGGTATTCTCTAAACAAGATGCGGAGGACATAGTACAAGAGACTTATATTAAAATGCACTTGTATTCGAGTTATGATAAATGCTTTACAAACGAAATTTTAAATAAAAGTTATGTATTTATTTGTATTCGTTCCGTATTTATTAGACACTTTTTAAAAAAGCAAAAAATTGAATCTTTTTATAATGAAGGTGATATTGATGAAGAATATTTAATACTTGATGAATTTAACGAAGAAGAAGAAATTGACTGGTATAAGTTCAGAACCAAATGCGAAGCAGAAGTAAATAGTTGGGATGCCTACGATAAAAAACTATTTACAATTTATAGAGATAGTGGAATGAGTATGCAAGAATTAGCAAACGAAACAAAAATAAGCAAAACGAGTATTTTTCACTCGCTTAAAGAACACAAAAGAAAATTAAAAGATTTATTTCAAAACGATTATAATAATTTAAAATAATGGCAAGAGGTAGAAAAGCAAAAGGATTAGGTGACACAATAGAACAATTCACAGAAGCAACAGGTATAAAAGCTGTTGTAGATAAAATTTCAGAAGTAACTGGAGTTGATTGCGGTTGTGAAGAACGTAAAGAAGCACTTAATAAACTATGGACTTACAAGAAAGTAAGTTGCATAAACGAAACGGATTTAATTTGGTTACAAGAGTTTTTACCAAACAAACCAAATCAACTAACAATAAAAATGCAAGAGCAATTAAAAGCAATTTATGAAAGAGTTTTTAATACTCCTTATAAAGGGTCAACTTGCGGTAGTTGTTGGAGAGATATGATAAACGAAATAGAGAAAGTTTATACTACGCAAATTAATTAATTATGAAAAGATATTTAATTTTTGCTTATAATAATTATTACCCTTCAGGGGGTATGCAAGACTTTGTATCTGATATAGATAATTTATTATTATTAGAAGGTATTTTAAAAGATATAAAAGAAGACGATTTATTTCACGTTTACGATACTTTGGAAAATAAATATATTATAAAAGAAACTTACATTCAAGATTATATTAAGCAATTAACTAATTAATTTATATTAATTATGGATAATAGAAAAAACAACGGCGGACATAGTACAGCAGGAAAAGCAGGTAGACCTTCAGTTAAAAACGAATTGAAAGGCGTTGATTTAGCAAGTCCACACGTGGAAAATTCATTTGCAGTATTAGCTTCAATAATGATTAATAGTGATGAAAATTCACGTGATAGAATTGCAGCAGCTAAATTGCTTATTGAATATGGTTGTGGCAAACCAAAAGAAACTATTGAAAATACGCATAACATAAACGATTTTAATATAAAAGAATTATTTAAGTTTGATAACTCTAAACCAAAAATATAGTCTATTAGGTTCAGATAGTAGATACTTTGTAATTACAGGTGGAAGGGGTTCAGGGAAATCATATTCTCTTAACTCCTTTTTGCTATTGCTTACATACGAAGTAGGACACGTTATTTTATTTACACGTTATACTTTAACATCTGCACACGTTTCGATTATTCCTGAATTTATAGATAAGATTGAAACAGCTGATTTAAACAATGATTTTTATATTACTAAAGACGAAATCATAAATAAAAGAACAAGCTCAAAAATCTTATTTAAAGGTATTAAAACAAGTAGCGGAACACAAACCGCAAACTTAAAATCACTTGCAGGAGTTACAACGTGGGTTTTAGATGAAGCCGAAGAACTTACCGATGAAGATACATTTGACAAAATAGACTTTTCAATTCGTGCAAAGGATATTCAAAACAGAGTTATATTAGTTTTAAATCCAGCAACTAAAGAGCATTTTATCTATAAGCGTTTCTTTGAAAGCAAAGGCGTAAAAGATGGGAGTAATATTGTAAAAGAAGATACTACATATATTCACACCACTTATTTAGATAATTACGAAAACCTTTCAAAATCTTTTATACTTCAAATTGAAGATATGAAGGCAAGGCGTAAGCAAAAGTATGAACATCAGATTTTAGGCGGGTGGTTAGATAAAGCTGAAGGAGTTGTGTTTACTAATTGGAGTTACGGAAAATTCAATCCAAATGAATTACCAACTTCTTTTGGTTTGGACTTTGGTTTTAGTATTGACCCTGATACACTTATTGAAGTAGCAATTGACAAAGACCATAAAAAGATTTATGTAAAAGAACATTTATATCAGAATGGTTTACGAATGGAGCAACTCGCAACCATTTGTTTAAACAAAGCTGATAATAAATTGATAATAGCGGATAGTGCTGAAGATAGATTAATAGTTGATTTAAGGCATAAAGGTTTAAATATCGAACCAATTAAAAAAGGTACTATTGAAAGCGGTGTAACTATGATGTTAGACTTTGATATTATAGTTGATGAAAGTAGTACCAATATTGCAAAGGAATTTAATAATTACGCTTATCTGAACAAAGGTAGTAAATTATACATTGATTCATTTAACCACGCTATTGATGCAATACGTTATAATGTTACGTATCATTTAGACAATCCAAACAAAGGTAATTACTATGTCTACTAATCAACCTACCTACGGACAAATGATTGAAATGGTAGAAATACATATTTTTAAAAAGACAGGTAAAAATGTTAAGATAAATATGCCTCGCAATGTAGGGGAAATAAAGAAATTAATTCACGCTTATAAAATAGCTACAAACACTTAATACAAAAATACACTAATTGTGTTTTAATAATGATATGAATATAAAAGACATTGAAGATACTGATTGCTACTATTATGGCAAAATAGTGAAATATACTAAAGAAGAAATTATATATATTTTACAAGGTATTATATGGGATGGAGAAGAAGATTTTGAAAACGAATTAATAGGAAAAGAAATTACGCCTAAATGGTGGAAAATAGAATTATATGAAGATTAATATAACAATACCCGAAAATCTAAACGAAATTACTCTTTATCAATACCAAAGATTTGAAAAGTTGATAAAGGATAACGAGCCGAGCGAATTCGTAAACCAAAAGACGATTGAAATATTTTGTAACATTGAATTAAAAGACGTAGCAAGAATAAGAATTGCAGAAGTTAGCGAAATATTAAAACATATTAACGAGTTATTGCAACACAAGCCTAAACTTACAACTACTTTTAAATTAGGAGTTTATGAGTTTGGATTTATTCCAAAGTTAGAAGATTTGACTGCTGGTGAGTATATCGACATCGAAAATTATTTAGGTGATACGCAAACACTTCATAAAGCAATGGCGGTTTTATTTAGGCCTATTAAAACAAAAGTAAACAAACTTTATACTATTGAGGAATACGAAAGTTCAGAAAAGTATTCAGAGGTTTTAAAATATATGCCTTTAGATGTTGCGTTAGGTTGTATGCTTTTTTTTTCGACTTTGCTAAACGATTGCGTGAGCGGTTTGACGGACTATATACAGAACGAAGCGGAACAATCGGAGCAAGTGAAGAAAATTTTGGAAAAAAATG